AATTGCAGATGACTTCCGTGGCGGTTCTTTCATCGACGTTCTGCGCAACCAATCTTCGGTTATGCAGGCTGGCGCTACAATGTTGTCCGGTTTGTCCGGCAACGTGAAGATCCCAAAGAAAACTGCCGCATCGGCTGCTTCTTGGATCTCCACTGAAGGTGGCGCTGCTTCTGAGAGCGAGCCAACTTTGGGCCAAGTCACAATGGCACCAAAGACACTCGGCGCGCACACAGACATCACACGTCTGATGATGATGCAGTCCAGCTTGGACATTGAAGCCCTCGTTCGCAACGACTTGTCCACTGCAATTGCCCTTGCAATTGACCTGGGCGCGTTGGCAGGCTCGGGTTCTTCTGGTCAGCCAACAGGTGTGAAGAACACATCTGGCATCAACGCTCCAACCAACTTTGCTGGTGCAAACCCAACCTTCGCAGAAGTTGTTGCGATGGAAACTGCGGTTGCAGAAGATAATGCTTTGTCCGGCAACTTGGCATACATCGCCCCAGCAGGCATGTATGGCGCTCTGAAAACAACTGCAAAAGACGCTGGTTCAGGCCAGTTCGTAGTTGGTCCAGACGGCAACATGAATGGTTACAACACCATCGTGTCCAACCAAGTCACAGCAGGCGATCTGTACTTCGGCAACTTTGCTGACTTGCTGATCGGCATGTACGGCGGCTTGGACATTGTTGTTGATCCATACACCAGCAGCACAAGCGGCACTGTACGCATCGTTGCACTGCAAACATGCGATGTGGCTGTACGTCACGCTGTATCGTTTGCGTTTAACAACGACGGCGCATAATATAGCTGGTGGGGGCTTCGGTCCCCACCAACTTATTAGGAGTTTTCTATGCCATATCTAGTCTTGAAATCTTGTGTAATTGATAACTCTCGCTGCAATGCGGGTGACATTTTAAATTTATCCGACGATAATGCTCGCTCCCTGACCGCCATGGGCCGCGTTGAGTATGTTGATGCTCCGCAGCCTGCGAAGGAAGTTGAGGACCGCTCCGTTGCTCTGCCAAAGAGCAAGCCTGCTAAAAAGGTTACTCGGAGATCAAGCAAATGATGATAACTCTTATCAAGAAGGCAAGTTGGGGTGGCAAGAGCCACAAGAGCGGCAGCAGCCATGACGTTGATGATAGGGTCGCAGACAAGCTAATCTCTCGCGGCTACGCAGAAGTTTATACCCCACCGGAGGAAGTTGAAGATGGCCCTGCCTCTGACGAGTGATCTTGCTGCAATACTTTCGGTAGATGAGTTTGCCACTCGGGTGCTTTATAAGCGCATGGGCGCGATGGGTGACACTTACATCAATGTCATCTTCGACAACGAAACTATCCCAGTGGACAATGGTGGCTTCGTCCAGGTTCATCAGGAGCAGCCGCAGGCCACCTGTCGGACATCTGACATACCGTACATCTCAGAAACTGATAGAATGGTTATCAATTCCATTGAGTACGTTGTTAGGGCTTGGGTTCACGATGGTACTGGTGCCACCGTAGTGCAATTGGAAAAATCATAATGTCTCATGTCCGCCAGCAAATCAGAGAGAGAATGGCTACGTTGCTCAACAGCAATGTGGCCTTAGTTTCGTCTAGGGTCTACGGCAGTCGCGTTTACCCACTGACAGAGGCTAAATTACCTGCTATAACTGTTTATGCGGGCGCAGAGCAGTCCGGCCTGATGACTTTGGGTCGGAAAACGCTTATGAGGACGCTGACGGTCAATGTTGACGTTTATGCGTTAGCAACGGCTAATTTGGACAACGATCTTGACGCAATCTGCGTTCAGGTCGAAGAGGCCATCGCCGGGGATTACTCTCTGAATGGTCTTGCGAAGAATACAGTGCTTTCGGGTACTGAAATAGATTTCTCTGGGGAGGCCGAACAGCCTGTTGGTGTCGCCAGATTAAACTTCAGTGTCGAGTATTCCACCGACATTGATGATGTGGAAACGGCCAGATAGGAGATACACCATGGCTACGCACGCTGGTAGCGAAGGCACCGTAAAGGTCGGTTCCGACGCGATTGCAGAAATCCGTTCCTTCTCAATTGAGGAAACTGCGGACACACTTGAAGATACATCCATGGGCGATTCCGCTCGGACGTACAAACCATCACTGACCAGCTTCTCTGGTTCTGTTGATGTATTTTGGGACGAATCTGACACAGCGGGTCAGGGCGGTCTCACAATCGGTGCAGAGGTAACTCTGAACCTTTACCCTGAAGGCGATACAGCCGGAGATACTTATCTTTCTGGTTCAGCCATCGTAACTGGTCGTTCAGTTAGTTCATCATTTGATGGGCTTGTGGAGATGTCAATTTCAGTGCAGGGTAATGGTGCATTAACACAAACAACGGTGTAAAACATGACCCTAGCAAAACGTATCGCGGCGAAGCGAGCGGAACAGCAGCGTGGTTTCTCTGACGTTGAAGAGTGGGGCGAGGCGGACAATCCGCTTCGCCTTTACTTCACCGAGGTCTCCGCAAGAGACATTGAGAAGGTCCAGCGCAAATACCCTAACTTTCTGGCTGAACCCAGCATGAGTGCAATGGTCGAGATGATTATTGTCAAATGCGAGGATGAAGCTGGCGAAAAAGCATTCACATTGGAAGATAAGGCGATCCTTCTTGGCGAGCCTGTCAACGTGATTGCGAAGGTCTTTGGTTCTATCTTTGATACTGATAGCGCAGAGGACCATCTAAAAAACTAAAGGGCGATCCATTCAGGTTCAACCTTCTTGGGTTGGCGCTTAGATTAGGCAAGACCATCTCAGAGATTGAGGAAATCAGCCTTTCGGAGTATAATGAATGGATCGCATACTTTGCGCTGATTGAGGAGCGGGATAAAAATGAGTGAAAAGATCAACATTATTATCGCGGCCCAGACCAATGCGGCAGTTAAGGGCTTAGATCAAGTTTCTAAGTCCACTCAGCGCGTTGGTCAATCAGTGCAGAATGCTCAGTCAAAGATGGGTAGCTTTAATAATAGCGTTACTGTCGGCAATACCAACATGCGAAAATTTGCCATGGGCGGGATGCAGCAGGCAGGTTATCAGGTGGGTGACTTTGCGGTTCAGGTTGCCAATGGCACATCCAAGATGCAGGCATTCGGTCAGCAGGCTCCACAGCTATTGCAAATCTTTGGACCGATTGGTGCAGTTGTCGGTGCGGCGGTCGCTATCTTTGCGGCGTTTGCCGTTGCGGTTGAGAAGACGAAGAAGGCTTCGGGGAATGCAAAGACAGCAGTAGAAGACTTAAACAAAGCATTTGACACCTTGGACAAAGTTGACTTCGAGGCTCTTGGAAAGAGTATGTCAAAGCCCGCGCAGATGGTTTTGGCTGAATACTCTAGCGTTCTTAATATGATAGAGAGAGTTGCTGAGGAGCAACGCAGCGCAGCTATTGTCAACGTGATTGATAAGTTCGCCCCGCAGGCAGATCTTGACAGGGCTATAGGTCAAGTCAAAGCGTTGCAAAATGAATTTGATGCTCTTCCAGAGGGAGTTGACCCTACTGAATCCATGTCATTTGAGTATGAAGAAGCTGTAGCTAATCTGAGAGATTTGCAAGATTTACGAAACATCATGAATGGTCTGGACGCCAAAAGCCGTGAAGAGGCCGCTAAGAAACTTAAAATTGTCACTGACACCTTAACTGCAAACGAATTGTTGACGCCTGAGCTGGAGAAGCAGTTGGCGGATTACGCGCAGCAATTTGGATTAGTTACTAGCATATTGAATCAAGCCAAAGCTGTTGATAAAACTGAAAAGGATCGGTTTAAAACACTCACTGATTCCAGCGACAAGCTATTCTACCAGGACGCCATGTTACGTCAAATGAACATGAAAGCTGGCGACATGAGTGTTTTGTTTAACTCTATGAAGAAGGCCCATGATGAACGACTGAAGACGCTTCAGGATGAAGACACGGTTATGGGCCAACTTGTTGTTAAGGGGTTAGTGTTTGAAAAGAGCGTGTTCAAAGGTGGTCGCGGAAGTGATCCACGCCAGTTCACATATATGGATGAGTTCAGAAAGCAGCTTGATGACGCCGCCGCTGCTGCTGCGAAGTTGAATGACAATGCTCCTAAAGGTTTGTCCAAAATTGCAGCAAAGGTGAACAGTGAGCTTTCACCATCCATGAAGCGACTTAATGGAATAATGGATTCAGTCGGTCAGTCATTCGAGGACGCCATGATGAGTGCTGTTGACGGTACAAAGTCAACAAAAGAAGCATTTAAGTCCATGGCCTCTGAGATCATCAAAGAGCTGTATCGCGTGTTTGTGGTCAAGCAGATCACTGGGTTCATCACGAGCGCCGTCGGTGGCTTCTTTAACGCCAACCAAGTCTCTGGCCCGTCCATGCCGCTTGGGACTGGTAACGTCCGCCCTATGGCCCGCACATTCGCTGGCGGAGGCTACACGGGCAGCGGTCCCCGAGCTGGTGGCTTGGACGGCAAGGGCGGCTTCATGGCCATGCTGCACCCAAGAGAGACTGTTACAGATCACACCAGAGGCCAAGGCGGCGGCCAGGTTGTTGTCAATCAAACAATTAATGTTTCCACTGGTGTACAACAAACTGTACGCACAGAGATCAAGCAGCTAATGCCGCAGATTGCGGAAAGTGCCAAGTCGGCAGTAGTAGATGCGAAACGTCGCGGCGGATCATATGGAAGGGCATTCGCATGAGTATTAGCTATCCTTTGGCCCTGCCATCGCACACTGGCATTATGAGCGTTGAGCTTACTGCTATCAACGCTGTTGCTTATAGTAAAAGCCCATTCACCTTTGCTGGCCAGGCTCATGCTTATTCGGGACAAACCTGGCAGGCGGATGTAACGCTGCCACCCATGAAGCGTGCAGACGCCGAGCAATGGATCGCATTCCTAGTCAGCCTGCGTGGGCAGTTTGGCACTTTCCTGCTGAATGATCCGTCAGGGACGGCTCCTCGCGGCACGGCGACCACAGTCAACATCACAGGTTCAACTGGCGACAGCAGCGTATCAACAACGATGACTGGAACATTGCTCGCAGGTGATTACATTCAGCTTGGTTCCGGCGCTGACGCACGGTTGCACAAGGTTTTGCAGGATCAAAGCGGATCAGGCACTTTGGAGATATGGCCTGCCTTGAGAGCGGACCAATCAAACGTCTCTGCCGATCTAACCAGCGCCGCTGGCGTGTTTCGCCTTTCATCAAACGAGCAATCTTGGTCAGTGAACGAGGCCAGCATATATGGCATTACGTTTGGCGCGATGGAGGCATTATGACCCGCAGCACACCAGCATCCTTATTGACCGCTCTGAGCCAGCCGGAAGTTCTCCCGTTTTATGCTGTTGAGATGCTCTTTGACAGTGCGCCTGTGCGCTTTTGGACCGGATACGGCGACAAGACGATAGGCGGAGACACCTACCTTGGCAGCGGAAATCTTTTGTCGATCACCGGCATTGACGAGGTAAACGATCTGTCGGCCAAGAGCATCACCTTGCAGTTGTCTGGCGTTCCGGCCTCGCTTGTATCTCTGGCGATCCAAGAGCCTTATCAAAACCGTGCGTGTAAGATTTACTTTGGCACGACCGACACCACGACGCCGATTGAAGTGTTCAGTGGCTTAATGAACGTCATGACGATTGAAGATAGTGGTGAGACTAGCATCATATCTCTGGCCGTTGAGAGCAAGCTGATCCGCTTGGAGAAAGCATCAAACTGGCGTTATACCGAGGGGAGTCAGCAGTCACGACACAGTGGTGACACGTTCTTCTCCTATGTTTCATCATTGCAGGATCGCGACATTGTTTGGGGCCGCGAGGTTAGTTCTGAGTAATGGGTCCGCGCGAGCATCTCAACGCTTATTTGAAGGCGATGAGGGGTGAGCCTTTTTCATGGGGCCAACACGATTGCCTCACGTTCACCAATGACGCCTTTCGGGCCATGTACGGCAAAGGCTGGGCGGATGACTGGCTGGACAGATACATGGTTGACGGCAGGCCAATGCGCAGGGATGAGTTGGTCAAAGAGTTTCGCCACTCTGATTTCAATAAGGCAGTGGACAGCAGGCTTGAGCGTGTAAGCGGCATCCCGCCGCTTGGTGCGCTGGTGACAACAAAGAAGGCTCGCAAGTGGGTGACAGGCGTTGCGATGGGCATATGCACTGGCAGCAGAGGCGCTTTCTTGGATAAGGTTGGTGTGCTATACCTACCGCTAGACGATATTGATGAGGCGTGGATTAAAGCATGAGTAAGAATATTCCATATAATGTGATGCGTCACTCCCGCTGGGACGCGGCTCCGCGTGATCCGGTCACTCTGTTTGCATACTTCTCGGGTACGGTTGGCCTCTCAACTGGTATGGCAATTTTAGCAACTGCTGTCAGCACTATTGCTATTTCAGCCGTAACATCTTGGGCTATCTCTGCTTTAGCTCCGAAGCCTGACTTCTCATCTTTTGGATCGCAAGGTACTTTGGTCAACTCGCGAGATGCGACAGCCTCCGCTGACTTCGTGTATGGGCAGGTCCGCAAGGGCGGAACTGTTACCTTTTATGAGTCAACTGGGGATAAGAATAAGTATCTGCACCAGATCATCGTCCTAGCTGCGCATGAAGTCGAAGAGATCGGGGACATCTACATAAACGATCAGGTTGTCACTCTTGATTCCAACGGTTTTGTCACCACTTCAGACTGGGTAATTGATGGCGGAGATGATCCATCTGGCATCCGCATTCAGAAGTTTGATGGCAGTCAGACAAGCGCACCCGCTGACTTGCTTGCCGAGTCAGAGCTGACAGGTTCAGATGCACTGACATCTGACTTCGTCGGCAATGGTATTGCTTACCTCTACGTCCGCTATGAGTATGATGGCAATGTGTTTGCCAGCGGCGTCCCGTTGGTAACGGCATTGGTCAAAGGTAAGAAGGTTTACGACCCTCGCACGACCGCTACGGGATACAGCAACAACGCTGCGCTCTGCATCCGAGATTTCATTACTAGCACTTATGGCCTGAACGATAGCGCGATTGATGATGTGAGCTTTTCCGCTGCGGCCAACGAAAGTGACGAGAATGTGACGCTAAGTGGCAGCGGCACTGAGAAGCGATACACCATCAACGGCATAATCAAGGCCAGTTCCGCTATAGGTGATGTGCTTGGTCAGATGTCCACTGCTTGCGCTGGAACGCTGTTCTGGGGTTCTGGTTACTGGAAGCTAAAGGTTGGCGCGTACAGCTCACCCGTCAAAACATTAACTCTTGATGATCTTCGCAGTGAAATAAATTTAAGCACTCGATCAACAATGCGTGACAGCTTTAACGGTGTTACGGGTACGTTCAACGATTCCTCGGCTGACTTTATCACGTCTGATTATCCTGCGATCAAAAGTAGCGTGTTTAAAGCAGAAGATGGCGGCGATGAGCTTCTGCTAGACTTGCCGCTTCCGTTTACGACCAGCGCGGCGACAGCGCAGCGTATTGCCAAGATGACGCTCTATCGCGGGCGTGAACAGATGACCATCAGCGCAGACTTTGGACTTGAGGCGTTCAACGTGGAAGTTGGCGACATCATCGCATTCACCAACCCTCGCTACGGCTTTGACGAAAAAGAATTTGAGGTGATCGGCTGGAAGTTCTCATCTAACCAGGACGCTGGCGATCTGCGTGTTAGCCTGACTCTGCAAGAGACATCTGAGGCTGCATTTGATTGGAACGCTGAAGAAAGCGACATTATTAACAACAATACTAACTTGCCTAGCCCAGCAGGAGGTTTGACCGTAACCAATGTCACGGTAACAGATAAAGGTGGCATTCAGAAGGATGGCACCTTTGTCGGTCAGGCTCTTGTGTCTTGGACTAAAGCGACAAATTCATTCATTAATAATTATGGCATTGAGTGGAAGGATGTTGATGAAAGCGTCTATCAGACAGCTCAAATCGGTGGGGAAGACAATTCCGTTATAATTAGCCCACTCGAAACTGGGACGCAGTACAATGTTCGCGTCAGAGCTATAACTTCAAGTGGATTAACGGGTTCTTATGCCTCAGCATTACCTTACACTCATGGTGGAGACACAACTGCACCATCCCCTGTAACTTCATTGAGTGCGGTCGGTGGCCCTAAGAATGTGACCTTGGACTGGACTGCGCCGACAACTGACAGTGACGCATCAGTCTTATACGACCTCAAAGGTTACAACGTATATAGAAACACATCTAACAGCCAACCTGCATCCCCTGTTGCGTTCTCAGGCTCTGATAAGTTCGTTGATGGTGGCTTGGCTGCAAATACAACTTATTATTACTGGGTCAAAGCTGTAGACTACAGTGGCAACGAAAGCACATCCGTAGCCTCGGGGGCAGTCATTACTGACGCTGCTGTAGTTTCTTCTGATACTCGGATTTATACTGGTGTTGTGTACTACCAAACGCTACAGCAATCACAGCCATCTACTCCAAGCGCGAGTAGCTTTAATGAAAGCACTCTTGTCTTAGGTGGGCTTTCTTCGGGATGGTCTGAAAGCCAACCAAGTGTAGAGATTAGCAGCCTTGTAATCAAGGAATGGTCATCCAAGTATAAGGTGGAGTTTGACGCTCAAAACAACTCTACAATTACTTTTGCTACACCTAGTGGCGCATTTCAGGTAACAGATGATCTTGAGTCAGATAATTACGCTGCTAACACTTCTGGTTGGAAGCTGGAGCGTGACACGGGTGACATTGAGGTAAACTCAGGTCTTTTCCGTGGCGATATTACGGTAAGAGGTGAGATTTCTTTTACTAATGACTCCCATACTGGCGCATTGGTGGGTGGGCCATTCGGACACGTTAGTAGCTCATCAACTATAAATAGCTACCTAGATGGCGCTGGTCTGTATGTGTTTGTTATGGTTGGCGGCGGAGGTGCTGGGACTAGAAGCGACACAGATGAAACCAGTGAGACTGCGGGCGGCGGTGGAGGTGGTGGCTGCTGCATCTTTGCTTTTGACTGGAATGGATCAACTTCGTTATACTTCGCAAGGGGGAATGGCGGAATATGGTCTGGTGGAACTGCTAATGCAGGGACAGCATCAACATTCAGCTATGGTGGCAGTATTATCGCAACGGCGAATGGTGGAGCTGGAGCGCCAAGCTACAGCAGCTCAAGTGGGACAGCATCTGGCGGAACTACATCTTTCAACACAGGTGTTGTAACTTTGCTATCCAGCATTGGAAGAACTGGTGGGAGTGCAACAGTTAGTCTTGGTCAAGCATGTGCAGGGGCTGCCGTTAACTTTTTTGGCGATGGCGGAGCGAATACAACAGGCGCATTAGGGGGTGCTCCGGGTGGAACTCCTTACGGGCAATTTCCCTCAACTTCTGACACCAGATTAATTATGGGCCTAAATAGAACCTTTGGTTTTATTGGCGGCGTTGGTGCAGGAAATGCTGATCCACAAGCAACTGTATATGCGGGAGATGGTGGCCTATTTTCTGGCGGAGGCTCTGTGCGTTCTTCAGGCAGCGGTGAAGCAGGGGACGGCGGCATAGGTGGCGGTGGCGGTGGTGCTAGATGTGATAGTGGCAGGGTCGCTGGAGTTGGTGGACCCGGCGCATTATATTGGAGCAAACTGTAATGGTTACTATTGAAAGAAGCTGGGCCATTAAAGACGCAGATGATAACATTCTAAACGTCTTTGAGGGTGAAGCTAATAACGACTTCATTGGCCAGGCATGGGCTGATGGGGTGTTAATTTCGTCTGTAGAGCAATTACCTGATGTGACCATAGAGGTTGATGAGCCTTCTGCGTATGACCTTTTGCGTGAGGACAGGAATAAAGCATTGGCCGAATCCGACTGGACGCAGTTCAATGACAGCCCACTGTCAGGCGTTAAGAAGCAGGAGTGGGCCACCTACCGTCAGCAGTTACGCGACTTACCAGCGAACACAGATGACCCCGCAAACCCAGTTTGGCCAATACAGCCTTCCTGATTTACTACTGAGAGCCTTTGTGTTAAATTGCAGAGGCATATGCTAACATAACCTTCGGAGGCCGATCATGGCAACTTTTAATAAGGTGAACGATTTCGTTGCAAACGCCGTTCACAACATGGACTTAGAAAGCGACCAGATCGTTGTAGCTCTGTCCAACACTGCACCAGCTTCAGAGTCAAGCAACCCTGCCACTGATGGCAATGGTGTCTTGGCTAACGTGACTCAGATCACTTACACCAACCTGTCTTCACGCAATGTGACCACATCTTCGTCCACGCAAACTGGTGGTACATACAAGTTGGTTTTGGCTGACATCACGCTGACATCTTCAGGTGGCTCAACAGGCCCATTCCGCTATGTCTACATCTACAACGACACAGTGGCTACACCTGCTGACGCCCTGATCGGTTACTACGACTACGGTTCATCATTGACTTTGAACGATGGCGACAGTCTTACGGTGGACTTCTCCGCCGCGAATGGTGTTCTGCAAATCGCATAAGGTGACTCAATATGGTGACGCTCGCAAATCGAGTTAAAGTTGAGACATCGACAACAGGCACTGGGACGGTAACTCTCGGTACTGCTGTTGATGGCTATCAAACATTTTCCGCTGCGGGCGTCTCCAATGGTGACACAGTTCGCTACGTTATCGAAGACGGCAGTAACTGGGAGATTGGCGCTGGCGTCTACACGGCGTCAGGTACAACTCTGTCAAGGACTGTAAGTGAAAGCTCTAACGCTGGCTCTGCTATTAATCTTTCTGGCACTGCTACTGTTTTCATTGGTGTCGGCAGTGGTGACATTCAGCAACCTCCATCTGAGGGTGCTTTTGTTGATGGCGACAAGACCAAGCTAGACGGTATTGAAGCTAGTGCTGACGTAACTGACACAGCTAACGTGACTGCCGCTGGCGCACTTATGGATAGCGAAGTTACCAACCTTGCTCAAGTCAAAGCGTTTGACAGTGCTGACTATGCTACGGCTGCACAGGGTACGACTGCTGATGCTGCTTTACCAAAAGCCGGTGGCACTATGAGTGGTGACATAGATGGTAATGGAAACAAGGTTTTATTTGCTAACGTCTATTCAACAACAGGTGATCTGCCTAGTGCATCAACTTATCATGGTATGTTTGCCCACGTTCATGGCACAGGTAAAGGTTACTTTGCACATAGCGGTGCGTGGGTTCCTCTGGCTAATGATGCAGATTTAACTACTACCACAACTACAGCAAACGCTGCTTTACCTAAATCTGGCGGTGCCGTTACTGGTGATGTAACCTTCGGCGACAACGACAAAGCTATTTTCGGTGCTGGGTCTGATTTGCAGATTTACCATGAGGGCAGTGTATCAGTAATTTCTGAGCAAGGAACTGGCGACTTAAATATTCAAACAAATGGGAACGGAATTTCATTATTAGGTAATGGCGGTTCGGAGTTCATGGCAGCGTTTGTTTCTAATGGGGCTGCTAGTTTATTTTATGATAACAGCAAAAAGATTGAAACCACCAGCACAGGCATCGACGTAACAGGTAAGATCACTGCCGATGATGAAGTAATAATTGAGTCTACTTCTGGTTATGGGCGTATTGAGATTGGTGGCCCATCTGGTGCATTTATTGA